CGGGGCGAGAGCCTCTTGTCGACGATGTCCGGTTCGAGGGCCTGGTACTGCCGCGACCCGATGAGGCGCTTCAGCTTCTCGCGGAGCGTGTCCCCGCCGAGCTTGACCGTCCCGGTGAGTTCGCCCCAGCGGTCGTAGGCGTTCGTCTCGCCGACCGGGACCTGGGTGAGGTCCTGGCCGTTGACCGTCTTGGACAGCTGCGAGAAGGGGTACGCGAGCCGCCCGAGCTCGTTCGTGACGACGTCGTCCGACGTGCGCTTGGCCGCGACGGGCAGGATGAAGTCCGCCCACCGGTTCACGGACTCGGAGCCGACGGCCGTGGTGCGCTGGATGGGCTCGCCGATGAGGTTGCGCTGGGGCGGGAGGGACGTCGACAGGCCGGGGATGCGCGCCCGGATGGCGTCGACCATGCCGCCGATCTCGCGCGTGTAGTCGTCCCCGGCCGGCCCGGTGGCCGCGTTCAGGGAGTTCGGGACGAAGGAGCCGGCGAAGGACTGGAGGTAGTTCCCCATGTTCTTGTCCGGGTCCGTGAGGACCTCGCTGATCTTCTGGATCCCGGTGAGGTACGACCGCTGCGTGATGTTGTTCGCGAAGGCGATCCCGAGGCCGTGCATGAGGGACTTCGCGAACGGCTGGTCCTCCTCGGTCATGTGCCGGATCGTGTCCGCGACGTCCGCGGCCGCGCCGAACATCGTGGCGACCGGGTCGAGGCGGGAGAACTGGACCTGTCCGGCGCTCGTCTTGACGGAGTACGGGAGGTTCCCGGCGGCGAGCCAGGCCTTGCGCTCGTTCGGGTCTTCGGGCCCGCGCCCGGTGATGACCTTGTTGAACGCGGCCGTCGTCGCCAGCGTGGCCAGGCCCGCGCCCGTCGCCAGGCGACCGACGGCGTTCGCCTTCTGCTCCGGGTCGCCCGAGAGCATCTCGCGCAGGAACCGGTTCTTCGTCGTCGCGAGCGTGCCGTTCGCATTCGTCTTCAGGGTCTCGAACAGGCCCTTGTCCTGACCGGTCATGTAGCTCGCCAGGCCGTAGGCGTCGAGGCGCTGACCGGTCCACTTCAGGAGGTTGATCGGCGTGTTGATGAAGGGCATGATCGCCGTCATCATCGGGTGCTGGGCGGACATGCGCTGGAGGAACCACGAGACCGAATTCGGCTCAGCGGGCGTCGTGAAGTTCCGGTCCCGGGCGTAGGCGACGGCCTTCTGGACGAGGACCTGGTCGTTCTCCGGGAAGAGGGTCTGGATGCGCTTGGCCTGGTAGTCGAGGACCTGCTTCGGGTCCGTGAGGCCGTTAGCGACCGCTTCTTCGAGCGCCTGCTGCTTCACGCCGGCCAGGGTCTTGAACTGGTTCCCGGTGATCAGCTGGTCCATCCGGTCGGCGATGTATTGCGGGTGCTCCGCGACGGGAAGGCCCTTCGCGAGGGCCTCCTCGCCGAGCCAGGACATGGCGTACGTCCGGGCGTTGACCTGGCCGAGGACCTGGTCCGACCGGCGGAGGATCGTCGGGGAGAGGCGCATGAACTTCCCGAGCCAGTTGATCATCGTGCCGCCGACGCTGTTCGGGTCCAGGCCGGCCGTCTCGGCCGTGATCTTCGGTTCACTCGCGGCCGCGCCGAGGAGGTCGCTCCCCTTGCCGAAGGCGTACACGTCCTGCTTCAGGGCGACCTTGCCCAGCTGCATGATCTGGGGGAGGGACTGGGTCATCTCCTTGGCCTGGGCGACGGCTGCGCGCATGACCGGGTCCTGGGCCGCGGCCTCGATGGCGTTACCGCGGAGTTTCTCGGCGCCCTTCACGAGTTGCGAGCCCATCATCTTCTCGTAGGGCCCGTAGATGCTGTTCCCGGCCTGCGAGAGGATGTTCACGAGGATCGTCTTCGGGGATCCGAGGAGCGCCGAGATCCAGTATTCCTTCGTCATCGCCGCGACTCGCGAGAGCGTCGACATCCGGGCGAGTTTCGCCACGGCGTCCGGACCGCCGGCCGCGTTCGCGGCCTGCATCTTCGCCTTATTGGCCATGAGGAAGTCGCGGCCGCCGAGTTCGTTCACTCGCGCGGCGAGCGCCTCCGGGTTCGAGGCGAGCGCGGCGTCGAACTCGGGCAGGCGGTTCGTGAACCCACCGGCCTCGGCAGCCTTTGACAGGAAGTCGCCCAGCGACATCCCGGTCGTGATATCCGCGGCCCCGCGAAGGGCCCGGCCAAGCTCGGAGTACATTCCCTGCACGCCCAGTTGGAGGGCGGCGTGGTACCGGGTGTTGTAGTCCATCTTGACGAGTTCCAGGTCCAGGTTCCCCTCGACGGACTTGGCCGCGATCTTGTCGATGAGCTCCATGTGCTCGATGTTCTGGCGGGCCTGGATATCCAGGAGCATTTTGCTCGACCGGGCGATGGCGCCCTCCTGCGCGACCTGGTCGACGCCCGCGTGGACCCGGCGGAGCATGGCTTCCTTCACGCGCTCCGGGGACCCGCCGACGGCGTCCGAGACGGCCTTGAAGGCCTCGTCGTTCATCTTCGCGATCGTGTGCGGATCGAGGGCCGTGAAGTCCTTCCGGATCGCCGGGAGGATGGCCTCGGACATGGCCGAGATGTAGACCGGGACGCCGTCCGCGTTCTTGAAGGCCGTGATGGGCGTGTCGCGCTCACTGATCCCGGCGAGGAGGCGGTCCGTCTCGGGCAGGTTGCGGACGTCCGGGCCGAACTCGGCGCCCTCCGGGGTGAAGAGGTGCGGGGCGTTGCCCTCCTTCGTGGCCATGCGCTCGCGCAGGTTCTTGATCGCGTTCTCGTCGAAGCCGAGGGTCTTCAGGCCCCAGGTCTGGCGCTCCTCCGGGGAGGGGGTGGCGGGCTCGGGGGTCGGGGTCTTCTCTTCGGAGAGGAGCTTCTGGGTCTTCTCCTGGAAGGTCGCTTGTTCGTCCTGCGCCCGGAGATCCTTCGACATCGAGCGTGCGATGGCGGTGTCGCCCTCGCGCTTGGCCGACTGGTTCGGCGCACGGTTGAGGGAGTCCTGGTACTTCTTCTGGGCGATCGCCTGCTCCTCGGGCGAGAGGCCTGCGAGTTCATGCGTCGGCGGGCCGATCTCCTTGACCGGTTCATCGCCTGCGACCTCCGAATGCGGAACGTCCGCCGTCGCCTCGCCGCCCGTCGCGGCCGGCACGCCCGAGGTCGACTCGGGGCCGAACTGGACCGGGGCATTCGGCGAGTCCGGGGCAGGGACTTCCTGCGAGATCGTCTTGGCGAACGTGCGCTTGGCCTCGTCGTTCCCCTGGACCTTGTTGAAGAACTCCTGCTCGATCTCGGCGGACGTCTTGCCCGCGGCGTTGCGGTACGTGTCCGGGGCGTTGCGCAGCTTGGCCAGCGCGTCCTGGAACACGGCCTCGGAACCGGACGGGGGCGTGCCCTCGTCGAGCGCCTTGAGACCCTTGCGGATGTCGTCCGCGTGCTCCCCGCCGGCGGCGGCGACGGACTCGGCCGTGGCGCTCTTCTCGGCGGCGGCGACCTTCTTGGCCTTGAAGGCCTTCAGCCCGTAGAAGAGGGGCTCCAGCGCGGCCGCGAGGCCGGCCTGTTCGAGGCCGTTCTTCAGCCGGCCGTAGAGCTCGGAGTCGGACTCGTTCGAGGCGAGGAAGGCGGAGACCGGGTTCTGGAGCGCGGGCACGGACTGGATCAGGTCCGACAGGCGCTTATCGTGTCCCTCGAACGCGGCGAAGGCCGTGATGCCCGTGCCGAGCGCGGCCCGGCCGACGTTCGCCGCCAGGCCCGCGCCCTCGGCGAGCTCGGGCAGGAGGCCCGCGAAGGAGCCGACGCCGCCGAGCGGAATGAACCCGGTCGCGAACTGGGCGATCCCTTCGAGCGCCGAGCCGAGGAAGGTGTGCGAGTGCCCGAGCGGGCTCTCCCAGTCCGGGAGGGCGCCGCCGGTGAGGGTGTTCGCGAGGCCGTAGACCCCGTGGACGGCGTCGATCGCGCCGCGCGGGGCCGCGAGGGCGACGTCACCGAGGTCGAACCAGGAGCCGTCCTTCGCGCCCTGGGCCGCGGAGCCGATGTTCCCGCGGTACTGCGAGTTCCGCAGGTCACTCCCCTGGGGCGTGAGATCGAGCGGAGCCGTGGCCTCGGGTTGGGTCGGGGCGGCGTCCGGTTCGGGCAGGATACTATCGGGCAAGCAAGCTCCTTCTGAGGTTCAATTCCCGCTGCGCGTCGTAGAGGCGCTGGAGGGTGGCATCGGTTGTCGGCGCGCCGTGCTTGGCCAGGATGGCCTTCAGGTCCTCCCGGCGGCCGTCCGCCCAGGTCTGGAGCTCGGCGTTGTCCTTGAACATGGGCGTCGTGAACAGGTTGACCGTGCCGTCCCGGATGGGCGACTCGGGCGCGGGCTGGGTCAGGTACGTGTTGACGACGTCGTGCGCCTGCTTCACGCGCGCGTAGAACTCGGGGTGCGACTTGGCGAACACGCCGGCCGGGTCGCCCGCGATGAGTTGCTTGTACTCGGAGTCGACCACCGACAGGGCCTTGATGTGTGACGGAGGGACCGTCAACGGGATGGACCCCTTCAGGAGGTCCTCGGCCGGGATACCGAGCGCGGCGTGCATGTGCGTGATGGCGTCCTGCTTCTCGGTGTCCTTCAGGTCGGGCCTGATGAGGGCCGCGTTCGAGGCGTCGTACACGGCCACGTTCGCGTCGTCCTCGGTGTTCGGGGAGGCCAGACCCCACAGTCCAGTGCGCTGGCCCTGGTGGTAGGCCTGGAGCAACTTCGTGAGGTCCTTCGGGACGTTCGGGTCCTTGGCCGCGTCGTTCGTGAGGATTCCCGACAGGGCGACCCGGTCGGTCGACGGTAGCGCGCGCAAGTTGTCCGCGGCCTTCACGTTCTCGTCGTGCGTGTTCACGGCCTCGATGGCCTGCTCGCCCGTCTTGCCCTTGCCGCCGGCGGCGACGGGCTTGAAGAACGGCTCCCACTGGGTGAAGTTCTCGCCGAGGAGGGCCTTGCCGCGCTCCTGGACGAAGTCGCCCACACTCTTGTTGAAGGCGTCCTCGATCTTGGCCGGGTCCGTCGAGGAGGACGCGGCCGAGTCGTAGAGCCCGAGGAGGCTGTCCCGCGTCGAGGACTCGATGGCCAGGGCGAGGCCGGCCTGGTTCGAGGGGGAGAGGCCCTGGCCCTTGGCCGAGCCGATGACGGCCGCGGTCAGGGTCCGGACGGTCCGGTCGAAGGCGGGGTTGCTGCTGTCGACCTGCCGGGCCCGGCGGTCCGCGTTCGCTCGGTTCTGTTCCTTCCAGTGGGTGATCTCGGCCGGCGAGAAGCCGTTGTCGAGAGTCAGGAGGGAATCCGGGACCTGCTGGAGCTTGTTCGAGAAGCCGACGGCCTGCCCGTTCGACTCGATGTACTTGTTCGTCTGCGCGTCCGCGCCCTCGCGCAGTTGCTTGACGAGCGCGTCCCCGTGCTGCTTGTTCCAGGAGTCCATCTGCTCCTGCGCCTGGGCCGCCGGTAGTCCGGCGAGCGTGCGCGCGAACGCCGTGCGCTCGTCGACGAACGTGGCTTGAAGGTCCTCGGCCGTGCGCTTCCAGGACTCGCCGGCACCCGGGGGCAGGCCGTCGGTCGACGCGGACTGGGCCAGGCGATGCTCGGCGACCTTCGAGGACGGCGACTCCAGGAGGGGCGCGACCTTCGAGGTGAAGTTGTTGACCTCGCCCTGGATCACGCGGTAGTCGTTGGCGCTGATCGTGCCCTGGGCGAGCTCGGCGTCCAGGAGGCGCTGGGTCTGGCCCGGGTCCTTCGAGCGGTCGAGGGTCCCGAGGAGTTCCTCCTTCTTCGCGTCGCTGTCGCTAGCGAACACGGACCGCTGGATCTGTCGGAGGTACTCGACATTCGCCCGGGTGCTCGTGCCGCCGCGCTGCTCGGCCTGGTACTGGTTGATGAACCGGTCCATCTCGGCGGACTGGGCGACGGGCGGGAACCCGAAGGCGCCCTGGGCGGTCTTCATGGCCGTGACGGCGCTGTCCATCTCGGAGGCGGCCTGGCGCTGCTTCAGGTGCTCATCCGCTTCGAGGCCCGCGAGCTTGATCTGCTTCAGGCGGACTCCCTCATTCTCGTAGTGCTGGATGAGGTCCTTGATCTCGGGGCCCGTCCGGGCGTCCTCGCCGATCGTCGTGTTCCCGATCTTGGCCTGCGAGACGAGCCGGAGGAGCGTCGCCGCGTGCGACACGCCCGAGCCGTCGTCCGTCGAGGCCGCGTTGGCGGCCGCGAGCTTGAACCCGTCCAGGGCGGCCTTCGAGACGTCGACACCCTGGAGGCGGTGCTCGTTCGCGATCTTGTTGAAGTTCGCGAGGGTCTCCTCGTCCGTCTCGCCCTTCTGGCCCTGGGTCGTCGCCCAACGGCTGAACTCGTTCGCCGTGTTGTCCTGGTACTCCTTCGCCATGTTCCCGGCGAGCTTGTTCGCCGCGTCCTGGCGGTACCGGGCGTCGATGGCGACCTTGAGGTTGTTCGACTCCTTGGCGCCGTAGTAGTCCTGGAAGAACGGGTTGTCCTTGTACTTGGACCACGTCTCCTGTATGACCTGCTCGACGGGCTTCGCCGGCTTCGGCTCGCCGGTCTTGTCGTCGACGACCGACGTGGCCTGCGTCTGGGCGGCGATCAGGTCGGACTCGTACTTCGCCATCACGCGGCGCGAGGCGGACTGCGTGAAGCCGACGGTGCGCCATTCGTTCTGGGCGGGCGTGATGTCGCCGGCCTTCTCGGCCTTCAGGAAGGCAGCCTGGTTCAGCTGCTTCTGGTACTCGGCGTCCCCGAGGTTCTTGTGCGCGGCGGCCAGCTGGTCGATCAGGTCGTACCCTGCGTCGTTCCCGAGCTTCTGCCCGATGGCCAGTTGGGCCTCGTTCTCGCGCTCCTTCTGCTGCAGGCTGATCTTGGCGAGCGTCCCGGACAGGCCCGCGAGGGCCTCGAACGGAACGGCGGCGGCCCGGGGGAGCGCGGGCGCGTACGGGATCGGCAGGACGGACTGGGCCGGCCGGAGGGACTGCTCGTCCGCGGAGAAGTCGACGGGGACTCTAGCCATAGCTGTCTTCACTCCCGATGTTCTGTTGCTCGGTGCCAGCGGTCGAGCTCGTGCCCGGCATGGTCGCGTGGATCGGGGACAGGTCCTTGTTCTTCGAGGACAGGTCCAGCTGCGCCCCGACGCCCTGGAGGAGGAGGCTCAGGTAGTTCGGCGGCTGGACCTTCGCGTAGGCGTTCATGGCCTCGGCGTGCGCGCCCTCCTGAATGGCCTTCGCCTGGTCCTGGAAGTTCGCGTCGAGGAAGGCCTTGTTCCGGATGACGGAGCCCTCGTACTCGGAGGCCGTGCGCTCGAACCCGGCGTGGAGCTCGGCCGCCGTGTTCCCGGCGACGCCCGACTCGCCCAGGGAGACGCGGAGGGTTCCCTCGGCCGCCCGGGCCTTGTTCGCGTTCACGCGGATCGACTGCGCGGCCTGCGCGGCTTCTTGCATCTGGCGGTTCTGGAGTTGCGTGTACTGGACGATGGCCGACCGGTTGGCCTGCGCGGCGGCGTCCGCGGCGATCCCGAGCTCGCGGTCGTACTGCGACTTCGCGCCCAGGATGCTGAGTCCCGTCTGGGCCCCGACGAGGGCGGGCGCTAGCGGAAGGCACATAGGCTACTCTCCATTGGGGTTGATCTCGGAAGTGGCGACGGCCATCTCCAGGGCGGGCAGGCCGAGGTGGCCGAACTCTCGGTAGAGGCGGATGACGCTGAAGCCGACGGCGCGGAGCCACCGGATGTGGGCCAGTTGCCGGGCGTCGACGACGCACCCGAGGACGTCGAAGCCCTTGGCCATCTCGACGAGCCAGGCGGACGTGAGCCGGGTGAACGTCTTGCCCCACAGGCGGACGCGGTCCGACCCGAGGAACCAGACCCGGCCGATGGCCGCGAAGTGGACGTCCTCGCTCGGCACGACACCGAACATCGCGGACGGCTCGCCCTTGTAGAGGATGGTCCAGCACGGCTTGGACGCGACGAAGCCCCGACCGAGCGCGGACGTCGGCGTTTCACCGGACATCGCGACGATCTCGGCAAGGTCTTCGACGCGAAGGCGCGTGGACAGGAAGTGGACGTCGTCGACACGCGCCGGCCGGACCTCGATGTCCGGGGTCGGGTGAAAGAGGTCCATCCTAGCCGCGGTAGACGGCGTACCCGCCCGGGAGTTCGTAGTTGCACTCGAAGTCGGCGGACTGGAACTTGACCGGGAGCGGGCTCTTGCTGACGAGGTCGATCTGCGGGTCACGCGAGAAGACCCCGAAGCGGATGGCCTCGGTCATGAGCGGGAGGTTGCCGGCGATGACGTGCCGGCCGTTGGCGCTGGAGTACTCGACGGTCAACTCGGAGCGCAGGTAGGGCGTGAGGGCCACCTGGAAGTCGGCCGTGTCCTGGACGCGCACGATGCCGTGCTGGACCTGGAGTCGGCCGTTGGCCTGGACGTGCTGCTTGCCGACGTTCGGGTCGCCCGCGTGGACGAAGATCCGGGAGAAGCGGTAGCGGAACTCGTACTCCGCGCCGATCCAGACCTTCTCGGCCGAGTGGTCGCCGGCGACGGTGACGTCGGGCCCGGTCACGTTGATGACCGTGTAGACCGTTCCGCCGTCGTTCCCGTTCTCCGAGCGCGTGACGACGTACTGGGTCACGAACTGGTCCGGCTCGTAGTCGAGGGTCCAGGTGGTCGTGTCGGCCATGGAGTCGTAGACGCCCGTGTCGAACTGGGACCGACGGTCGAGGCGCGTCAGGTACAGGGCGCCGTCGTCCACGCGACCGGAGACGATCTCCATGGATTCGAGGTGCGTGCCGTCCGTGCGGTTGACCACGAGGTACAGGGTCGTGTTGATGAAGCCGAGGCCGATGACGCGCGCGTTGTCCCCGAGGGCCCAACGGCCCCATGCGACCTGGAACCGGGCACCGCCGTTGACGAACGTCTTGAGGAGGTACAGTTTGGACTGGTCCCCGTCCGAGAGCGTGAGGAGGATGCCTTCGAGGTCGTTTGCCGCGAACTGGATGACCTTGCCCGGGACGTACTGCGGGACGGCGATGCTGACGTCGTCCACCTGGAACTGGTTCACGACCTGCGGGTCGGCGATCATCTGCCGGACGCCCGTGAAGTTCCCGCGAACGGCCGGGAAGTAGACGCCCTCGGCGACCGTGATCGGGTCCGCGTCTCGGTCGTGCTCGTACTCCAGGATCGGGGAGACGGACACGGTGCGCGGCGTCAGGAGGGGCTGCCCGTCGAGGACGAAGTTCACGCGGTCCGAGAGGAGGAGGAGCGTGCGGTTGAACGCGACGGCGTTCGAGAGGTTGATGGCCGTGTGGTGCGGGACGCGAATGTCGATCGGGTCGCTGTCCACGACGTCCTGGACCGTCGTCCGGAAGAGGTTGAAGTAGACCCCGACCTCGGACATGACGACCTTCTGGCCGCTCAAGAAGCCGAGGCGGTTCCGGAAGAAGAAGATGTCGTTCAGCGGCGTCCCGTCGGCGATGCTCGGGTTCGGCGCGGAACTGATCTCCTCATCGCCGACCGTGCGGGACTGCCAGTCGATCGGCGCCCACTGGAAGTACTTCGCGTTCGGAGTGCCGGTGACCGTGCCACTCCCGTCGTCCTGCTGGCGCGTCAGGGCGTAGGGCATGGTCGTCGCGTCGACGTCCGTGTGGATCTCGAACCCGTCGGACTCGACCCACTTGCCCTTCCCGAACTCGCCGAGGTTGTCCGCGACGAACTGGACGTAGTAGTCGTCGACCGTGGACTTGGTCCCGCCGTCGATCTTGAGCTTGAAGCTATCGAGGCACGTAAGCGGGAGCTTGTCGATGGCGTCCACGCTGCGGTGCAAGGCGATCAGGAAGGCCCCGCCGCGCCCGTCGTCCGTCTTCACGGACTCGTACGTGCGGTTCGTGGTCCCGCCGACGGCGACGTGGTCGAGCGTGTACGACCCGTTCGTCGCCGGGGTGACCGTCAGGGTGTACGTCTGGAGGGCCGTGTTGTCCGTGATCGTGAGCGTCTTGTCCGAGCGCGTGGCCGTGACCGTGGGCACGTTCGCTACGATGTCCAGGCGCAGGCCCTCGGCCACGTCGCTCGCCTTGTCGCCGGCCTGGACGGTGTACGAGGCCGAGTCGCTGACGGGGGCGCCGAAGTTCAGCGTCCAGGTCGTGCCGACGGAACCGATGGTCCCGATGGCCAGGCGGTAGACGTCGTTCTGGACGACGGCGTCCGTCAGGTCGACGCGCACGACGGAGCCTGAGACGGTCACGTCGAACCGGCCGTCGGCCGAGATCTGGTCCGCGAGGGCCTGGGCGATGTCCGTGGTCTCGATGCTGGAGAGCTCGGTGTCGTTCTCGCCGGCGACGATCTCGACCAGGGAGTACGTGCCCGTCCCGCCCGGGGTGACCGCGGGCATGAAATGGACGCCGACATTGTCCGCCGTGATCCGGACGGTGTTCCCGGACAGGGTGGCCGAGACATTCGGCAGGGCGGTGATCGACGCCTGGAGGGCGACGGCGACCGCGTTGGCGCTGACGTTCGCCGCGGCCGTGGCCGTGCTGCCGAGGATGTCGACGCTCCACGTTCCGGAGACCCCTCCGCCCGTGACGATCGTGAGGTCCCACACTTCCTTGACGCCGCCGCCGAGGGCGACGCCGTCCCAGGTCGTGACCGAGAAGTCCGTCGGGTCCGCGCCCGCGACCTTGATCGTGGCCTTGTACGTGGTGCTGTACTGCCCGCCGCGCACGAACAGGAACGCCCGGAAGTCGCTCGGGTCCGGGTCGGAGAGGGCGCTGGACATCGCGACGTCGACCGTCCGGTTCAGGAGGATCGTGTAGTCGACGAGGGTCAGGGCCTTCAGCTTCTTGTTCGCCTTGTCCGAGCCCGTGTCCAGGTACGTGAAGTCGGGCGTGAAGGGCGCCCCGACCGAGAGCGGGCCGTAGACGCCGACCTCGGTGCCGTCCGTCTCGAACACCCGCACGGCGTCCGATCCGAACAGGACGACGTACTGCTCGTCGGTGGAGCGGTTGATGATGTGGACGAGCGGGTCACCGACGTCCCCGGCGTCGATCATCTTGACGTGGTCGATGGGGTGGCGCTTCGTGAGTCCGTCCGTCGGCGAGACCCATGCATTGTCCATGAGCTCGCACTGGCCCGGGAGTCGCACGGCGTCGGCCTGCTGCGACACACCCTGGATCAGGGAGGCGATGGGGAGGGTGAAGCGGGGCATCCTAGACGCGCCACAGTTGCGGGTAACGTCGGTTCAGGATTCGCCCGGCGGCCCACGAGTCGAAGATGGTACGGCGCTCGATGTCGCTCTCGGACTCCCGGAGCGTCGCGAGGGCCTGGTGCTCCTCGCGCGTGACCTCGGACGCGGCGTTCGGGCCCTGCAGGCGGTCGCGGAAGAGGCGCGCGGCGCGCAGCTGGACGTACCGGCGGAAGGTCTCGGGCGTCTTCTCGAAGTCCACGAGGTACATGATCGTGGCCTTGAGGCCGGCCGAGAGGACGAACGTGTGATGCCCCTTGGCCCGGTTGTACAGGGTGAGCGCGTCCGAGTTGCCCGGGTCGGCGCGGAACACGAGGTCGTTCTGCTCCGGGCGCGGGTTGTCCAGGACGAGCCGGACGACGTTCGCCGGGATGACGTACTTGGACGAGCCGTCCAGGATGAGCTCGATGTCCGACTCCACGTTGAAGGACCAACCGCGCGTCATCACTTCGAGGGTGACCTCGTCGAGGACGTCCGCGGCCATCGAGGCGTCGATGGGGAGGGGCGGGGTGAGGGAGGCGACGGGCGCCTCGTTCACGGTGCGGAGTATTGCATTCACAGCCGAGAGGCGCGAAGTTTGGGCAGGCGCAGCCATGTTAGAGTCCCGCGCCCATGAAGGCGCCCTCGTGAAGCGCGAGGTAGCGCGCGCCGGCCGAGACCGTCGCTGAATCGTCTTGAAGATGCCCGAGGCCCGTGTTGCAGTCCTTGCACAAGAGCCCACGAACGCGTCCGTCACCGTGATCGTGGTCGACGACCGTTGCGGGACGAGATTGACAGATCAGACATTTACCGTCTTGAGTGGTGAGACGACGGGCAAACTCACCTTTCGGGAACCCGTACAAGTGCTTGCGATTCTGCTCACGTTGTCGTGCGAGTAGATGTTCCCGGGCGCAAGAAGGACACCGGAGGAATTGATACTTCCCATTCGCATGGGCCGCCAGCGGCCGAGCGCATTGACGACAGAAACGGGCCATGTGTTCAAGATCCTCGGGTGTTCAGGGGGAATGAACAGGGGCCCCGGCCGAACGCCGGAGCCCCCGTGACAGACTACGCGATGGCCAATTCGACGGCGCACTCCGGACGGAGGATGCCGAGGCCCTGGGCGATGGCGATGCTCGTGAGCCAGCCCTTGAGGCGGTGCTCGCGCGAGGACTCGACCTGCGCGTCACGGAGCATGAGGCGGCCGGCCGCTTCCGACTGGAAGCAGACGCCCGCGGTGTTGGAGAAGTCGCCGTAGTAGACGTTCCCCTGCTCGGACGCGCCACCGGCGGACGTGCCGAAGTCGGCGTCGCCCGAGGTGATGTTCGTCGAGGGCAGGTGGTTCGTCGGGACGAGCATGAAGCCCGCGCAGAAGTACAGCTTCGCCTTGGCGTAGTCGCCGTTCGCCTGCGACAGGTCGCCGTTGATGAGCGGGTAGCCCACGGTGGCCTGGGTGACGGTCGGGCTGGTCGCCGCGATCGAGACCGAGGGGTCACGGATCAGGTTGGCGTGCTGGTCCCAGGTGATGACCGCGAAGCGCCCGTCTTCCGGGACGTCCTTGTGGTCCATGTCGACCTTCGCCGCGAACAGGGCGTTCGCGAGGGCCACGCCGCTCGTCTTCATGGCCGCGTCGACCACGACCGAACCGCCGTTGAGGCCGGTGATCGTCGCCGAGGCGCGGGCCGCGAGGATGAGGGTGTGGATGGCGAGGCGGTCGCTCATGACGGCCACGGCGCGACCGAGCTCCCGGGCGTACGGCCCGCGGACTTCCCACTCGCTCATCGCCTCGTCGAGGTCGTAGATGGTGACGGCGCTCATCAGCATCGAGTCGATGTTGATGACGCGCTCGGCGCCGGCGATCTGCGAGAGGAGGTTGTTCGCCGTGTCGGAGATGTCCTTGCCGGCGGAGTGGAAGAAGGCCACGGCGCGGCCGAGGACCTGGAAGCCCGCGGACTTGCCGCTGGCGATGCTGCGCTGGCGCACGAGCGGCGCCACGCGGTTCATCTGGACGAAGGTCGCGAGGACCTCGCCGGAGAACTTCTTGTAGAACAGGGCGCGGTCCGAACCACTGAGGTTCGTTTGACCGGGGCGGGAGAAGTCGGTATCCGACATGATGCGTTGCGGTCCGTCGGTGCCATTACAGCACGGAGGGGGACCGTTCCTTTATTGCGAGAGGCTGAGGTGGGGTGCGGCCTCGCTTCCCTACGCATCGACGCTTCATGGCTTCCGAGTGTCCGGCGAACCGGGTCGGGTGGAGCGTGCGAGCTTCGGTCTGCTTCGCTGCTGGCCCTGCCCCGCACGTTGCGGAACAGGGTGTGAGGCGGGCTCGCTCAAGCTCTTGTGAGCGAGCGAGCCCTGGGATCTGCGTCGGAGGGGTTACGCCGATCCGTTCGGACGGCCGCCGAGGAATCCCCGTGCGGCGACCTTGATGAGTTGCCAGGCATTCTTCACGATCGCGGGCATGTGCGCCCACGACCGGACGACCATGAAGATCGCGGCCCCGAGGACCAGGATGCCCCAGGGGAACGATCCGGTCGTGACGCCGCCGGCGATGGCCCGGTGCGGCGTGCAGAACAGACCGCCGATCCAGCCGAAGACGCCGGCGACGGCCAGGCCGACCCAGCCGGACACGCCGAGGAGGAGGCTCGCGAGGCCGCCGAGGGCCGCGCCGCCCGCCTCGCCCGCGTGGTCCTTGGCAGCCTGGGCGGCGGCGCAGGACGTGGCCGCGGCGATGAGGACGCCCGTGGAGGCGGCCGCGAGGATGGTCTTGACGATAGAGCGCACTAGTATTTCCCCGCCTTGATCGAGGCGTCGATCATCTTCTCGACGGTCGCCCGGAAGGCCGGGTCGCTGTTGTACCGCGGGTCGGCCTGGGCCCTGACCTGCTCGGCCATCGAGGCGAACATGCGAACGCCAGTGGCGCCTGCGGGCGCCCCGCCCGAGAGGCGCGTCGGCGCGGCGCGCTCGGTCGGCGCGGTCTGTCCGCCGCCCGAGAGCTCGTACCGGGCCTTGAGGCCCTGGACGGCCATGGCGACGATCTCCGGGTTGCCGCTGTTCACGGCCGCGTTGTAGCTGGCCTGGTCCGCGGCCGGGAGGGTCGCGCCCGCCCACTCGCTCATGGCCTTGTACTTCTCGGCCCCGCCGGCGAGGGTCATGAACCGGTTCATCTGGCCGTCGCGGATGGCCTGCAGGCCGGCGACGTGCTGGTCGATCAGGCCGTCCGTCAGGCCCTTGGCGCGGAGCGCGCGCCGGCTGCCGTCGGACAGGGAGCCCGACCCGACGACCTCCTGCATGTAGCCCTGGAGGTCCTGCTCGGTCACGAGGACCTTGTCGTCGGCCTTGCCCGAGAGCTTCGAGCGGAGTTCCTGGTGCGCCTTCGCGAAGTCCTCCGGGGTCTTGTACTCGGGCGGGAGCCACGCCGGTCGGTCCGCGGTCTGGGTGAGCGCCAGGGACCGGGGCGCCTGTTGCGTCTGGCCGGGGGCCGGTTGGCTTTCCGCAACGGGCGTTGCGTCTGCCGGGGTTTCCGCAACGGGCGCGGCGGGGGTGATCGGACTGCCGACGATGAACGAGGTCTCGGACATGGACTATTGCCCTCCCTGGGCGGGTTGCTGTTGCTGCTGTTGCTGGTCGGCCTGCGCGGCCACTCGGTCCCGCAGGGCGCCGGCGATCTGGCCGGCCGCGGGGCCCGTGGCCTGCTGGATCATCTGGGCGCGCTGGGCGTCCTGCTGCTCCTGCTGGAGTTGCTCCTTCGTCTTCACGAGGCCCTCCGTGCGGATGCCGGCGGCGGTCAGGTACCGGAGGGTGACCTCCAGGCCGTCGCAGTACGACGCGGCCGCGTTCGGGAAGACGGTGTTCAGGCCCGTGAAGGCCTGCGTCAGGCGGCCGAGGTCGTTCCCGCGCCCGAGGGCGTCGATGCCCGTCACGATGGACGGCTTGACGATGTCCTCGGGGATCGGCGGGAGGCGCTTCTGCACCTTCATCCGCCGCGCGACGAGCTTGATCAGGGGAAGCTGGAGTTCCTTCGACGACAGGGTGTAGACCCCGCCGAGGCCCTCTTCGAGCTCCTGGGCCATGAAGCGGATCTCCTCCGCCGTCACGCGCTCGGCCTGGCGCTGGACGCTGGAGGACATCTGGAACGCCTGGGCCAGGCGGGACTCGATGTTCTTCGCGGTGTTGCCGGCGACCTGGAAGTCGGAGGTCTTCAAGACCTGGGCGAACGTGACGTCCTCGGCGCGGCCGGGCATCCACTGGCCGTTCGCGGCCCCGCTGATCTCGTTGATGTTCGTGAGGCCGGCCGGGTTGACGAGCGGGATGACGCGCGCGCTCGCGGCCGCGCCCTCGACGATCGACTGGGCCAGGCCCTCGTCGGACATGAGGTCGCCGACGAACTCGTGGACGTAGCTGTCCGAGTAGTCCTGGCCGCTGTTCACGGACACGCGCAGGGCGAGGTACTCGAACTCGTCCGGGCGGATGTCCTCCTCGCGCGAGTTCGGGACCTCGCACCCTTCGAGCTCCTGGTAGACGCACCACGTCCCGCCGTCCGGGACCTCGACGTTCTTCGCGTCGAACTTGGGCGTGTACTGGGCGCACGTGTACAGGTCGTAGTACGGGTCGCTGGAGCCCGTGGCCTCGACGCCATCGCTGGCGCCCTTGAGCGGCCGGAGCGGGAGGGGCACGTCTGCCTCGGTGAGGCGCTCGTGCGTGATGATCTCCAGGACCCGGCCGGTCGAGTGTTGCCGGCGGACGACGTACTGGTCGAGGTGGAAGACGCGCGTCGCGTTCACGCCGTACTGGATCAAGGCGTTACCGGCGACGACCAGATGCCGCATGGCCTCGTAGAGGGACACGCGGAAGCCCGTGGTTTCGAGCTCCGTGAGGATGGCCTCGGACGCCTTCACGAGGTTCTGTTCGACCTGTTGGCGGGCGTCGTTCTTGTCGCCCGGCATCTTCACGCCGGTCAGTTGTTCGAGCACATACGGCTCGACCTTGAACTGGAAGAAGGGCGCGTTCGGGGGCATGACCGTCATGGTCAACTTGGCCGCGAGGCTGTTCACGCCGAAGGCGCCCATCGACTGGAAGGGCGTTGGGAGGTCCGTCGCGAAGTTGTACCCGGCGTCGACCACGAGGCTCGGGATCGTGAGCTTCGAGCACAGGCGCGCGCGCCGGAGGTACGGGTCCCGGATCTGGGCCAGGCGCTCGTACTTGGACCGCAGCGACTCGGCCGGCGGTTGGCTCTCGGTCGCTTGGACCGGGACGTTCTCTGATCCGCCGACGTCGTACATAGGGCTCCTAGGTTTGGTCCGTGATTTCAGTGTCCACGGTGACGTGGACCGAGAGTGGGTCGCCGATGACGCCGGAAGAGGCGGCCGTGTAGGTGACCTGGAGGGACTGGTGCGTCACGGACGCGACGATGGTCGAGGAACAGTCGGTCGACGTCCGCTCGTTCCGCGCTTGTGCGTTGGTCGCGGAGGGATTGAAGAGGGTCGTCCGGGAGCCGGCGCTCATGTTCTGGTCGGTGCGCACGGGCACGCGGAAGAACAACGTGTTGCTGTTGCCGGCGCTGGCGGCGATGACCTGGGCCGTGAACAGGAATCGACCGGGCAGGCCACCGTTCTGTGCGGGCGCCGTGTCGATGGGGAACGTCTTGTAGTAGAAGCGTTCGCACATCTGGAGTTCGCGGTCGAACGTGCGGGGCATGTAGACGCGCTCGTCCTCGCCCTCGTTCAGCATGACCTCGGACAGGTGGACCACGTCGTTCGCGACCGGCTGGTTGTCCGTCCAGATCATCACGATGATGTTATGGAAGTTCGTCGGCAGGACGAATGTGGCCGAGTACTGGGTCCACGAGGAGCCGAGGACGGCCTTCGCGGCCGTGCCGACGATCGTGGCGTTCGCGTTGACCTTCGCTGCCTGGATGGCCGTGATGTTCGTACCGAACGTCGGGTCGACCGTGGCCGCGTTGAAGGCGGAGACGAACGTGGTCGGCATGACGTCGACCGTGCCGGACGTGGTCAGGTAGTACAGGCCGAACCGGAGCGTGTGCGAGCCGGTGCCGTTCTTGGCCTTGAGCGAGAGGCGCATCGTCCGGCCGTGGTACGGCTGGCACGTCTTCGACTCGATCGGCTGCGAGAGGACGAACTTCCCGGTGCTCGTGATCTTCTTGAACGCGCCGTACGTCTTCGCGGTCAGGCCGGTCTCGGGCGTGCCGGCGACGTCGATGCGCTGGAACTGCATCGAGGCGTTCTCGTTCGTCATGCCCCAGCGGTCCGCGCCGTAGACGCGGTTCGACGTGGCCGAGTACGTGGTCAGGGTCGC